CTATCAAAGGTGCAGGACCACTGGCTCTACCGCCAAAAACTTTTAGTCTTGCCCCTGCAGGTCTAACCTTAGATGTGTCCCAACTAGGTGATTCTCCCATATACAGATGTCCTATTAGCTTACGTAACGCCTTAGCCCATCCTTCTTTGCTGTCTTGCACATCTATGATAGTAGATACATCTTCAATACTCTGAGGTATCTCAGGTAGTTGATTTACATACTGTCTTTCGACAGAGAAGCCAACACCAGTACCACATAATAATATATACATAGCCTCGTCAAAAGCTTTCGGGTCATCTATGGGTAAGTAACTACAGTTGTATCCTGCAGTGTTGTCTCTTTCTAACGCTGACCCTGCTGTCATTAACGCTCTCATAGAAGGCATAACCTCTAGATTATGTATAGCATCGAACATCTCTGCTTTAGGTAACTGCCCTTTTACTTTCTCTGTTATGTAATCTACGTATCGACTAACTGTTTCTTCCCACGTTTCTCTGCGTCCTGCGTCATCCATCCACCTTGCGTACCTAGATACTGCTATAAATTTTTGATAATCATTCATGTTTTTTTACTTTCACTCCCTCTAATGTTATACCATCTATGTCAAAAAAATAATCTGTCAAGATATCTTTTAATGCTTGTTCATCACCTTCTCTATTGTCGTAGTTGACAGGTAATATATTCTCTTCCTCGTCTACTACTAATGTCATATTCACTGTGAACTTCATTTGTCTATCTCTTCTATAAGCCACTCCAAGTACTGCTTACCTTTCATTAAGTCTTCAATTGGTTGTCCTTTGTAACCGTATCTATGTATATACTTGTGTACATTACCTTCACAGTAGTACTTAAAGTTTTCTCCTAATTGTTGCCGTATATAGTCGATGCACTCCATACCGCCTTTGTTGTAGTGTGGTGGATTATGTATCTTATCTGTCATCTTTGTTGCTCCAATCTAGTTTAATAACATTGTCTTTGCTTTCAACGATCTCAAGCTTAGGAACTTTCGGTGTGTGCTTTCTTAAGAAGCTAGACATCACATCTCTGAACTCTGGATCTATCTCCATCATTCTAACAACTTCCATCATAACTGTCAACATATCAATGACACCATCGTGCGTTACTTTGTCCCACTTATTGTCATCATTAAATGATAAGCTAAAGACACTCTCACCAGTTGCCCTACCATGATCGTCTGTATCTAGTTGCACAATTAGAGCATAGTCATTTTTGTTAATATATTTTTTCATGAGACTATAGTTTTATCCTCTTTTTACGTTCTGTCAACCATTCTTTTGGTATCTCTTGATGTGCATATAGAAAGCCATGTTTAGTACACCAATCAGAGTACCGTGTCTTAGATCCCTTTCTTAAAAGATTGTTTGCGTTTTGAAACAAAAACCTTATGTCTAGATCAGGATACTGTGCTTTTATTAGTAAATGTTTTGTTCTATCACTTGGACGCAACCATCCTTTCGCTTCAATAATAATACCATTGTTAAGAATAAAGTCAGGCTTGTAGTATCTATGTCGCATAACAGCGTATTTAATTCTGATCTCTTCATATCTAACCTTTTGCTTTACTGACCTTAGCCATTTAGCTACATCATATTCGAACTTGCTCTTTAACTTTAGTTTCGCCATTTGCAACCTTTACATAATTAATCAAGGGAGGATTTGCAGACCTAGAAACTTTAGATGGTAGGACTTTTAAGTCTGTCCAACAAGCATCCCTAAAAGAGCATAAGCTACACTCTATACCTAACTTTGTATTGCCACTGAGTTTACCGTAGTATGTTTCCTCTACTGGCTCATAACATCTTTCGAAAGGTTCATCGTCTTCAATGTAGGCTATAGTATCATCTATCTTTCTAAGCTCTTCATCCATGTTGAGATCGTCTGCATCTACATACTTGAAGTTTCCGTTGGCTTTATTAACTGCCCACCAACCTCCTGCTTTCACTCCCCTAGCCTTGGCATATCCTGCTAACTGTGCAACGTAACCAAAGCTATCTTTACTCTTTAATGTGTTGAAATCTACAAACTTGTTTTCGTAAGACCAAGGCGATGTAGACTTAACGTCATCTACTTTGTCATTAAGAACTAAGTCATAACTTCCCTCAATATCTTTCTTCTTTGTTTTTAATACGACCTTCTTACTGTCTTCAAACTTAACTTTAGAAGCTCTAAGAAGCCCCTTGAATACCGCCTCAACAATATCTCCTAATATCATATTGATTAGAAAGTAAGGGGAGTCAGGTTGTCTTTTCTCAGGGTGGTTCTTTTCGAACCAAAGCTGACACTTCTTACGTCCAAGATTAGACATACGAAGTTTAAACTTGCGCTTATCCCCTGAGAATTGGCGAGACAGAGCGTCCTCTACATCTTTGGCTATGTGGTGGAGGTTAGCCTTGTTCATCTTGGCTTTACCAAGAGAAACCTTTTGTAGAAACTCGTGTATCGCCAACTCTGCAGGATGGTTCATCTACTCTTCCTCAATCTCAACAATAGAAGACACAATATCCTCGTCAGCCTCAGACAATTCCTCTGGTCTTCTGTTCTCTTCCCATTTAGAAAGAGTGATTGAGTTCATAGATTCAACCCACTCGACAAAGCTATTCAGCGTTTCTTGATCGTCAGCAGTAATCTCTACTTCACTACCTAGAGAAGCCTTTACGACAGCGTATGTCGCACCACTAGGTATACTCTTTAATTCGCTAGACAAACTAAGATTGTGCTGAATAGGAAAGCGGTTATTCCGTTGTATCGTATTAAAGATGTCAGTCATAGCTTTAATGCTATCCCGATTCTTAATACGCATAAAGAAAGGGAACTCTTTAACATCAACAGTTTTACCGCTAACATCTTTAGCGTTGTCAAGTGTACACAGTCCAAACACTATTCTGTACCGTTTAGTACCTTTCATGATGTCCTGCGTTTCTTGTGGCAAAGACGAAAAGTCTTTGACATAACCAGAAGGTCTACCGCAGTTGAAGCCTCCATAGTTATCCTTTAAGTCCACACTGAGAGACTTACCCATGACAGATCGGAGCATCCTTCCAGAGCCACCGTCAGGTCTGGTAAAGGTATCATCCCACCTTTCCCACTGAAACCTCTGCATAAAGGTTCTAATGGTTATCTTGTCACTGTAATACACAGTCTCGTCAGGGAACTTGACCGAATAAGACCCTGCTTTTATCACAGCCACTTCCATCTTTTCCCCATCAACTTCTTTAGTACCCATAATGTTTTGGTGTACCTGCTTTATCTCTGCGAGAGCAGAGCGAGATGATGGAACAGTGTTGGACATGCCCATGATGTCTGCAAGGTTTTCTTTTGTTCCGATAATTGATAAATTATTTTCCATGTTTTTTATAAACTCCTTAAAACGAATCAGTTGACTATACTACACAACGTCCTTGGTGTCAAGCCAATTATTTCCTATCTTAGCTTCAAGCACCATTGGTACATTTATAGTAACATCATAGTAGTCTTTTATGATGCTAATTAGGTTATCATTTACATCTTTTATGATCTTAATAACCTGCTCTTCTTCTGCAGGGTGTACGTCAATAACAACGGAGTCATGCACCGTATTGACAAGACAAGACTGCATATCTTCTAGCTTCTTGTCTATCTCCAGAAATACTATGGGGACGATATCCCCAGTAGCAAATCCCTGCACTGGATAATTCTTTATCATAGTAAAGTGTGTGGGTAAACCACTAGCTCTACGCTCAACATCGGGGAAAGCATACTGTCTGCCAGAGGGTATCATCACATACCCATCATTCAACGCTTGATGCCCTAGACGTTTGTGCCAGTTGGCTATTCCTTTATACTTGCTCATGAAGTGCGTGTAATACTCTGCCTCAGCTTTAGTCCTACCAAAACCAGTAGCACCGTACAGCGGAGCAAACGTATGTGCCTTAGCATCTTGTCTGCTTGTCTTCTGTCCTGCGTCAGATATGACCTTTGCGGTGTACGAGTGGACATCAAAGCCAGTGCTAACCTCTTCCATAGCAACTTTGTCTTGTGACAAATATGCTGCAACTCTAAACTCTAGCTGTGCAAAGTCTGCCTCAAGTATCTTACCCTGCATACCAAATTCATTATTGTTCCAACGTGAGACAAACACCTTCTTAACAGGAAACGTACCACCTCTAGGCATATTCTGCATATTAGGATTGCGTCCACTGAAACGTCCTGTGGCTGTGACATGCTGAGTTAGGGAGACATGTAACCTACCATCTAGCTTTGTGTATGCCTCTATACCCTCAACAAAAGAGGATAGATAACTAGACACCGCACTCTGCCTCTTGAGATCCGTCAAAAAGTTCTCTGCAACTGTCATGCCCTTTGACTTAGCTATGTTTATTAATGTCTCTAGGTTGCCTTTACTAGTGGAAAAACCATTGAAACTAACCCAGTCTTTTGACAAAGGGAAGAAACCTAGCCCTGCCATTTGATTTGACTTGGCAAGTTTGTACCCTCTGGTGTCACATTCGGGGCAACGATTGGGCTTGAGAAATGGTGTTCCGTCCTTCTTTGTCTTAAATACTTTACCCTTACCATTACACGCATCACATATACTTGCTTTAGTTTTCACCATTAAGTTACTGTTTTCTTTGACTGTTTTGCGAAAGTCATCTTTGTCAATAACATTTTCGAAAGCCAACACCCACTCTCTTTTGTTCTTGACAATCCTAGAAAAGATAACCTGACTGACTTGTTCGGGTGAGTTGAGGTTGATAGGTGTGTCCCCCATCAGTCGCTTGACATGCTCCTGCAGTCTAGTCTCTATATCATTTAGCTCTTGAACAAAGTCTCGCTTAACCTCTGCCAGTGCCTTTCTGTCTATGGCTATCCCTCTCATGTACATCTTTGTAAGAGCCTTGCACACTTTGTTGGTCACATCACGCACTGTAACAAGAGATTTTGACTCAACCTTGTCATATTCCTCCATCAACTTCCAGTACAACTGCTTAGTCACCGCCAAATCCTGCCGTAAGTACTCAGATAGCTCGTCAAGAGGTATTTCGTTTGTCTGAAAGCCTCTTCTAAAGTAATCTTTTAGTGTATCCGACTTCTTCATCTCTAAATTGTACCTATCAGCACAGTTTTCAAGGCTAACAGAGCCTTTCTGACCCTTCTGTAGTATGTAAGCACCTAGCATAGTGTCAAATATCTCACCATCATACTTAAAACCACACTCCCAGAGCCATTGTAAGTCGTATTGTAGGTTGTGACCTATAAGTAAAGTGGTGTTGTCAAGTACTCTTTGTAATCTTTTGTCTGCATCATCGTCCGTTATGACTCTTTCTTTATGGTCAAACACAAAAACACTTGACTCGTCTTCCATCCAGTCCTGCACACCCACAAGTGTCAAAGAATTGTCAGGTTCAAAAGGGTCAAGGTGTAGCTTGCCATCCCTCTTTGTCGTTGTGTTCTCTACGTCTAGTATAATCTTCATGCAGTATATCTACCTCTCTCTACATCTAACTCAACATGGATCTTTCCATGCCATCCGTTTATCTTGTTCTTTGCTATAATGATGTGTCGCTGTGTATCGTTCTCCTCTTGACCCTCTACGCTTGGGTTCTTACTAAGTAACAACATCAAATCCGCTTCTGCTGCCTTACCAGTCTTACTGCCCTCAAGCATAGATTGATCTACATTGACCTTACCTTCTGCCTCAGCAGATAGCTGAGACATCCAGATTATAGCACAGTCGTACTCTTTTGCGATGTTTCTCGCGTGAATTGCAGCCTCTTTTAGGTACAAGTCAATCCTTTCTCCAGTTCTATTAGCAAACTTGTCCCCCATATCTAACACTACAATGTCGGGTCTTTCTACTTTAATCATGTTCTCAACCCAATCCATCTTCTTACCAGTAACATCCTTGATCTTTACGTTGTTCCTGATCCTATTGTATCGCTCCATAGCTAAAGCATGATTAGCTCTACCACTACCAATCTCTGCAAGAGATAGCTCTGCTCTATTACAGAGGTAACGAGAGGCGACCCTATAGTACGGTTCTTCATTACACAAGACCCTACACTTAGCACCTTGATCTATAAAGCCACCTCTTGATGCAATGATACTAGCGTGAAAGCTTGTCTTACCAGTGTTAGGTCTTGCACCCACTATGATAAGCTGACCACCGCTTATGCCCTGCAGTCTCTTAGCAAGAGAGGGTATATTAAACTTCCACTTAGACTTTTGATTAGCTTGCTCTAGTATGTTGTCAAAACTAATGTCATCCCAGTCTATCTTGAAGTTGGGAAGGAAGTTGTCTTGATGATCGCTTATGATCTTACGCAGTGGCTCAAGCGTAGCACCTTCACCATTAACATAGTCAAACCCTATATTGGCTATCTTCTCTCCCACGAATTGCTGAAACAACTTAGACAGCACATCCTTAGCTATCTCCTTATCCATAGCTTGCTCTCTCTCTAATTTAGAAAACAACTCTTTGAATACTTGCTTAGAGGATGTCGTAAGTGTGCTGTTGTGGGCAAAGAATAAACTCTCTAACTCACGAACAGTGATGCTGTCCTTACCATAGTTCTGCATGGCAAAGTCCACTGTCTTCTTTATCTTACGTATATCTTTACTAAACAATTCATCAGGGCAACGTGTACCCTTGTGATCTCCGTAGAAGTCTTTATCTAGCAGACTTCTTATTAGTGCTAACTCCACCATTTATCTTCTCCTCTGTAAGTGACTTTACCAAACTTAAGAACTTGTCAAAGTCCTCTTTCTCTAGATTCTCTATACGAAACCACTCGTTACTTCTCTCCCTACTCATACCCTCTGCCAAAGTATGTGCTATCTTCTCTCCAATACCTCTATTAGATACACTAATACTTGATACCAACTTGTAGTCTCTATGAGGACTGCTTGTTTGATACGAGGTGCATCTATCCGTAGAATCGACAGCCTTACCTATCTTGTACCAGTCCTTCCATGCAGGGTTACTAACAATATATACCTCACCCTTAACACACTTCACATAATTAATCAAGGAAGAAAAAGCGGCATCGTTAAAAGTTTTGTATTTCCCCGGTTTGTGCAAGGGATGTTTTATGGATATGTACTTACCATTAACGTACATTTGTAGTTTATTGTTTTTAGCACAGTTTTTACGACTGAATTGTCTTTGATTAACAGTACCACACTTCTTACACCTATAATGACTAGCACGATGATACGATTTGTACCAGTTTTTAGCAGGGTCTAGCTCTACTCCACAGTCCATACAATGTTTAACCATCTAATAGCTCCTTTAGTTTGTTAAAATCTTCAAGGTTTTTATACTTTAGATCGTCTACTAATCTTAAAACCTTTGTTTCTTCTACGTAGTTACTTAGCTCCTTTGCGTGTTCCAAAGACTTCTTGGACGCATCAGGATCAAGGGCGACTACGACCCTATCGAACCTAGAAAGAATATATAAATGCTCCTGCTGTAATGCTGTACCTAACAAACCAAACCCTATAACTGGAAAGTGACTGCCCACAGCTATAGCGGATAAAACATCTTCTACCACTACTGCTACCTTTCTGTCTACACCATCCCCCCTATAAGCATAGTACGACATGTTGTTACCATACTTATACCATTTAGGAAGGGACTTAGGATTTAAAGATCTACCTATAGCGTCAATAATCTTACCTCTACTCATAATAGGGAATACGACCCTATCGTTTTTAACATCATGAAATAACTGTATATTTTCTAACCGCCATTGCATAATAAATTCATCACAATCTATTAGGTCATTAGAGAAATACTCAGGTACTGCGAACTCTGATACTCTTTTCACTACAGATTGTCCATTCATCTTCTTCCTAATACCTTCTACAGTTCTACCAACTTTCTTTACACCTTTTACAGTACAGCTATTTCTATAACAGTTGTACAATATCATATCATCCACCCTAGTCGCTGTGAATTTTTTCTTGCCTTTACAAACAGGGCAGTCGATAGTCAACGTCTTACCCTCTTCTAAGTCTAGCTCCTCAAGAAACTTCATCTTTGTATGACTCCCTTCTAGCTAAAGCGTTGTTAGCTGACCTAAATGTATGCTTGATGTAAGGACGCATTGACTGCGGTGAGTTGTGTCCAGACACCGACATAATCTGAGTGGTGTCCACACCTGCTTCAACCATCTCTGTAATAGCTGTCCTACGCATATCCATAGCAGTCAACTCTTTGGGTAGGTTAGCTTGTGCTTTGACCTCATTGACCAGAATAGATATATCAAACTCATTGTACGGCTTGTGATGTCCATTGATAGGTCTTATATTAGGTGCAACATAGTCTTGAAATCCAAAATCGTCATGCTGTGTCCGTAACATAGCCAATAACTTAGGGTTTATGGGTATATGTACCTCTGCCCTACGCTTAGACTGTACCAAATCAAGCCTTGCACCATCAAAGTCAACGCTTTTCCACTCTAAAAGGCGCATATCACCGACCCTTTGAGCAAATTCGTAAGCCATATGTACAATAAGACCTATACTGCGCCACTTGTACTCGCCATATGCTGTGTCAAGGAATAATTTTACCTGATCGCGTGACCACATCACTCGCCTTACATCTTGTTTTGCCTTCTTTACCCTTCTCATAGGGTTGCTTGCCAGAAGTTCCAACTCCTCTGCCATATTAAACACCACAGAAAGTATAGTTGCTGTATTGTTTGCCATTCTTTTACCTCTCTGCAACCACTCTTGATAAATAATCTTACAATCTGCTACTGATACCTTTGAAATCCGTATGCTCTCAAACCGCTTAGAAAGGCTCACAGAGGTCTGTAACGCTTTTGTGAGGGTATACTCGTAATCCTTCTGTGAACGCGGTCTGAGAGCCAAAAACTGGGGGCTGTGCAGATAATACTGCACCATATCCCCAACTGTCTTTATCTGTTTTATATTAGAATACATGAATACACACCCATATCATTACAAATACCGCCACTCCATCAAGTAATAATCCTGCTAATAGTCTCATAAAAGTCTCCTAAAGTAAAGTTTATTTTTCCCATCTGTAGAATATATGTCGGTCAATCCTAGTGGTTCGGGTCTTTGTCTTTGCCCATGCAGGACGTACATACGTTGCATGATAATGAGTCGCACCACTTGTAACATCAAGCGTTATATCACCGCCCAACACTATTACTGCATACTTCAATGCTTTTGACCACGATTTGCTATTGTAGTTTGGCTCGTCCTTTTTACCATCGCAGTACCAAGAGAACTGACATTTGTGTATAACTGGTTTGTTTGTACCTTTATACGTCACCGCTTGTTTGACTACCTCGCATACTGTGTCAGGAAAACGATCATCCGCTACTCTATTCATGACTACTTGACCGACTGCCAACTGTCCAAGCATAGACTGATTGTTTGCTTCATGGTAGATATTGAAAGCCATACACATCAACGCTGTTTCAAGTATCATTCTTCTAACTCCTTTTTTAATTCATCTGATATAGATTTAAGTCTATCTAACTCCGAATCATCTACCATATCATCAAAGTAATCGTCTACTATTATTTCTTCTTCCATTTTATCCCTCCACTATGGATACAATATCAAAGTGAGCATACAAGAGCATACCGCCCACAATAAAAATTACTATTACCGCCACTAAAAGATCTTGAAAATAATCTCTTGCCTTTTTCTTCTCTTTTGTTAGCTGACCTTTAATTCTTTTTTTCATCCAATAAATCCTTGTACCACCATGTTAAGTGCTAATGTTGCCACCACTCCACATATCATTAACAAAAATAAAGCGTGTCCCTCATTCATCACAAAAGTTCCTCAAAAATTTACAGTTGTTATCGCCCTTGCACACTCGTTCATGCTTGGCTGTTTCCCAACACTCTGACTGCCAAGGCGAGAAATACTTGGTAGTAAATCTGTCCACCCAATCCTGTCCATCGACTGCCCACAGTCCTAGTATGGGCAGAGGTATGAGTAGCAAGAACACTACAAAAAATGCCATGCCAAAGCCTTTGTTATGATATGCTTTCATTTATATTCTCCTATCCTGTTTGTAATAATTTACCACAGACACCACACTCATAGCCATGATATCTGTGATCATCTTCAGTAAACTCATAATAGATTGCGTTGTCATCGCAACTATGTTCCTCTTGCTGTTCTTCTTCATTCATACTGCTCTCCTATCCACCTTACTATCTCGCCTGTGTTCCACTTGGCACATTCTTTCTGTGCGTCTTCATAAGTGTCGAACACCTTTACTGGACTACTCTGCGTCCACATAGAACCACAGCCTTCCTTCACATACTCAGTATCCTCTTCCTCAAAGGGTGTGAAGAGTATTGCCCACTTAACTTGTCTTGTCATAGCTTTCTCCTTTCAGTATATGCGCTATTACATCTACAGTAAATCCATTGCCAAGCATCTTGTACCGCTGTGACTTACTGAGTGGCTTTGTCGTGTAACGAATAAGGTTACCATCTTTATCAAACTGTTCTCCACCAAAGTCACCATACTGAGTGTACCCATCTGGTACAGTCTGCAACCTCTCACACTCAAGAGGAGTCAATGCTCTCCAATAGTACTGCTCTGGGTTGACGTTCTCCCAATTACGCACCACCACATTATCTTTCTGTACTGTGGATAGTGTATTGGTCTTGCTGTCTGACCGCAACTCTACTCGTGACTCTGACTGGATGTCTGGGTTGTAGTCATCTCTCTTGCCAGTCTTAGGGTTGATCTTACGATTGATAATCCTACCGCACTCGACCTTTGGTTCTCTGTGACCGCCTTGCATAGTGGTTAACGATGGTGCTTTGCCATAGCGACTGTATACTCTGCGAATGATGTCATAGCCTTTCATGTCTGCCACACCGACTTGCTTGCAACCTTTTGTGGGTTCATCAACATACGCTATCTGACGCTTGGACTTGCCATAGTACATCTGCATACTACCGCCTTTGAAATAGTTGGCATCAATACACAACGACTTATCCCGATCAGATATAGCACCATCTTCAAGAATATTGTCCATCACTATTTCTTTATCTGTCAGTAAATCAAAGTCAATGTTTGTCCAATACAATCTCTTTCTTGATTGAGCAGATACTACTGCGCTGTTTATCTCATGACATACAACATCTGGGAATACACGCTGAAACATCTCAGTGAAGTAGTCTTTCCAAACCTTTGGCATTGATGCAACATTCTCAATCAATATCTTATCCACATCTAGTGTCTTGATAGCATCAAGTAAAACCTTAGACATATCTCTTGGGTCTTCTTGGAACTTCCGCAAACCTGCAACCGAATAGCTCTGGCATGGAAATCCTGCAACCAATAGATCAATCTTCTTACCCTTTAGGACTTCCCAATTCCTAGCGTCACCATGTCGAATGATGTTTGGATAGTTGTACTTGCTGACCGCACTTGAATAAGGGTCAATCTCAAAAGCATGGTACTCTACTGGTGTAATGCCTAGCTTGTCTAGGGAAACCATCGTTCCAGAGAAACCATCGAAAAAACTTGCCACCACTTTATACATATCACTTCTCCTTAAAACCTATAATTATCGAATCATCTTCATAGAATACACAATTGTATCTTAAAAGTAAATCTTGATCTTGCCCATAAAACTTTATTGGTAGTCTAAAATCTATCTTAGTATTTAGATTGTCTAACTTTACTAATATCTTAATCATCTCTCTTGCTGTCACTTTTGAACTCCTCTTCTAGTTTTTCTTTTAGTTTATTCTTTAGAGTCTCCTCTGCTTTGTTTTTATCATCTTTGTTATTAAATCCACCAAAGTCTATGATAACATGCTCGTCAAACCAATCTTTATACTTACTCATCTTTTAGCTCCTTTCTTAATAGCTTTGTTTGAAACATCTCGTGTTCGTGTCTGCGCTTGGCAACCTTCTCTCTCTTGTCGTTGATGGATACAGTTGCCCTACGCACAAACATAGGATTGCGCTGTTTTGAGGGTTTTACTTTTTTGTAGTACGTCTTCGGCATTTTATCTAATCATTCCCCATCTAATTGACGCTTTAATCGAATCGACTGTAGAATCACAATCTACACTATCTCCATCATCATTACAACCAATAACTATACTTCTATTTACTAGCGGTATATTCTGGTGCATCTCATGAGCGTTGTAACGATAGGTAAACCAATGCTTGTCCTCATTTGGCACGTACAATCCCTCGTCATCGACATAAATGCCATCGTTGCCAACTGGTATCCGCACAATGTCAAAGGCTCGTGGCTTGTGTGTCATGCCCTCTGAGTTGGTAAAACTCATATGCTCGTAAATAGTTTTATAATCTCCATTGTAGTCTATCTGCGTTATCTGTTTTTCTTTTGGGTCTATTAGTATTGCTTTCATTGATTTAGCTCCTTTGCTATTATAGGGTTACTCATTGTCATATCCACACACTCTCGAACTGTTCTTTCAAACTCTACTTTCATACTCCACTTAAAGTCATCTAAGACATCAAGATTGTCTTCTTCACACAAATAACAATACTCTTTTACGAGAATCCTTCTTATCGCTTTATTGATAAAATTTGTTTCTTCTTCATTGAACTCTAAGTCTAAACTTACACCTATCTCTTCAATACTATTGATCATGCTGATTCTCCTTTTGCGAAATACTTCTTAGCTATCTCAGTAGTTATAATATATTCCCCACCATTTTTCAAGTCTTGAATTAAAAAAGGTTTTGTTCTAGCTTTACGTCTGTACCCAGAGAGACTAAAATCCTTCCCATCAAGCTTTGCAATCTTGCTTAGATCAAGTTTATACATCTCCGCATACTCTTCCAGATCTTTTTGAGATTGTGTCTTCGCACCTTTTAGACGTAGGTTTACTTTGAATGTGACCTCTGTGTCATTAAAGTTTGCACTACCTACCTCTACTTCAAATCCATCCATATTTTTTAACAAATGGGTTTGTAGTGTTCCTCTTAAATCTTTTACTATTTTTCTATTAAGTAGCATTAGTATAACTCCTTTCCGAGTTTGGTTATTAATTCTTTATAGTTCGACTCGTCTGCTTGATACCTCAGACCCACACCGCCTTGCTGTATGAAGGCTTTTATATTGTCTGGTCTGTCATCTATCAGAATATTTGGTACATCTTTAAGCAATCTCTTTTCCTTTGCAAATTGATGCTTGTGATGGGAATAAAACCTACATAATGGCTGTACACCTTTTATTGATAAAGGTTCGTTTACTTGATCGAGTATCCTATCTAGCCATCGGTTTTTCCAATAGATGCTGTTCTGTTCGTCACCCTTTAGAGGTGTACTAAGTATTGACCAATTCCCCTCAGTCAACCAATGTACGTCCCTAAGTAGGTGAAGTGTGGTTGGGAAGGGTTCTAGTGTATTGAAGAAGTCTGTACCCGATAGCCTTTTGATTGTGTCCTCTTCAGAGGGTATGTCTTTCCAATGGTGCATCCCATAAAGCTTTGCTAACTTTTGGAAGAAATTAGCCAGAACGCCATCAATGTCGATGTAAACCATTCCTATCTTAATCCTGCTTTCCTTCATCTTTTCTCCTATTATTTTTTCTATAATTAGTTTTAACCTATGTTGGTGATTCGTGTCAATAGTTAATGTCAAACCCTACCCTACCCTATCGATGATGAT